CATCCTTGCCAACAAAGCATCGACTGCCCGCGAACTGATGGGGCGTCTGCAACTGGCTTTTGAGTGGCTTCCTAACTTTCTCAAGATGGGGGTGCTGGAATGGAATAAAGGTTCAGTAGAACTGTCGAACGGTTCGAAGATCATGGCCGATTCCACCACAGGCGGATCGGTTCGTGGCCGCGCCTTTAACCTGATCTTCCTTGATGAGTTTGCTTTCGTGCCCCAGCACATTGCCGAAGCATTCTTTTCATCGACCTATCCAACGATTTCATCAGGCGAAACCACCAAGGTCATCATCGTTTCGACCCCGAATGGATTAAATTTATTTTATAAAATGTGGATGGATTCAATCGATAAGCGCAGCCATTACGTGCCGATTGAAATCCACTGGTCGATGATCCCCGGACGCGATGAGGCCTGGAAGAAAGAAACCATTGCCAACACCAGCGAAGACCAGTTCCGCCAGGAATTTGAGTGCGAATTCATTGGTTCGACCAACACGCTGATCAATCCGGCCAAGATCAGATCGATGGTGTTCAAGGCCCCGGTGTTCACCGAAGGTTTCCTTAAGATATACGAACATCCAATAAAAACACACACCTACATTACGGTGGTCGATGTAGCCGAAGGTCAAGGTCTGGACTATTCGACCTTCTCGGTTATCGATGTAACTGAAATTCCTTATAAACAAGTCGCGGTCTACCGGAATAACAAGATCACCCCGTATATATTTCCGACAGTGATCGTGCAGACCTCGATGAGGTTCAATCAGGCTTACATATTGGTCGAGATTAATTCGATTGGTTTGCAGGTAGCCGACATTATCAATTACGAATTATCCTATGACAATCTTTTAAAATTCATGTTGAAGGGTCGGCAAGGGCAGTTCGTCTCTGCCGGTCATGTCAAGAAAACCGCCTTTGGTATTAAAACCTCAACCCAGACCAAGAAAATTGGTTGTGCTCATCTGAAGACCCTGATCGAGGGCGACAAGCTCATTATCAATGATGCCGACACCATTATGGAATTCACCACCTTCTCGTCCTTCAAGGACACCTTCAAGGCCGAGGAAGGCAGCAACGACGATGTCGTTATGGGTCTGGTCAATTTTGGTTGGGTGACCGGTCAACGAGTATTCAAAGATAATATTCGAAACGATATTCGCCAAAATCTACAGATGGAACAGCTTGAGGTGACAGATCAAGACGTTGTGCCGTTTGGCATTATTGATAATGGCCTGAACGATCCTCTCAACGAAAACGTAGACGCCAGTGGCGATTTATGGGTCGAAGATCGCACCCGACAATATCCATTTGATGATTTTAACTGGATGCGACGGGGAAGATTGTAGCAACTCTACAAAGTGTCGATTTTCTAAATATTATGAAAGGACGGCCAAGAAACAAGAAAAAAAACTAAGGAGTAAGAAAAATGGCATTCATGTTGTCACCCGGAGTCCAGTGGAACGAAATCGACCTTACCACCATCGTTCCGGCAGTCGGTACTACCGAGGGTGCGTTTGTTGGAGATTTCGCGTGGGGTCCAATTGACCAGATCGTGACTATCGGAAACGAAGCGGAATTGGTCAAAACTTTTTGGAAGCCTAGTTCAAATACTTTCGTGTCTTTTTACACGGCTGCGAATTTCTTGGCATATGCCCGAAGCCTTCGAACGGTTCGTGCTGCTAATACTGCCATTGTTAAGAATGCAACATCTAGCAGCAACACGGCGCTTCTGATCAAAAATCGCAACGTCTATGACTCAGCCTACATCGATATGTCGGCGGGTCCCGTCTACGGTATGTACGCGGCTCGTTATGCCGGTGCTCTTGGCAATTCACTCAAGGTCGCAACTTATTGCGGTTCAAACACGATATTGTTTGATACTTGGGTTTATCAAAGAGAATTCGACTCAGCACCTGGAACATCAGTCTATTGCGCCAATCAACTCGGCGCTAACGATGAAATGCATATTATGGTTATCGATGAGGACGGTAAGTTCTCAGGCGAGGCCAATACAGTTGTAGAAAAATTTCCATTCGTATCGAAAGCGCGGGATGCCAAGAACGACGATGGGTCTTCAAACTACTATGTGAACGTTCTGCGGGATCGATCAAAGTTCATCTATGCCCTCAATCATGCGCAAAGCGCCAATGGTCAAGCCGAAACCACCACTTGGGGTTTGACTGCCAATACGAATTTTGTTCAGACCAATCCATTTTATCATTTGTCTCTGGCAGGCGGTCTCGATGCTGCCCCAACAACTGGTCAACTTCAACTTGGTTATGATCGATTCCTCAATGCTGACGAAGTCGATATTTCCCTCGTCTTGACCGGCGGACATCCACAAGTCGTTTCGGAATATGTGGTCGATAATCTGGCTGAAGCTCGCCGGGATTGCGTAGCGTTTATTTCCCCGGGTCGTTCTGACGTGGTCAACAACGATGGCGCAGAAGTCGATGCAATTCTTACCACCCGTGATCTTTATAATTCTTCTTCTTATGCCGTCATGGACTGCAACTGGAAGCTCCAGTTCGATAAGTACAACAATCTTGATCGCTGGGTACCACTAAACGGCGACATTGCCGGTCTCTGTGTTCGTACCGATTTCGAACGCGACCCTTGGTATTCACCAGCCGGTTTCAATCGCGGTCACATCAAGAACGTGGTTCGACTTGCTTGGTCGCCTGATCAGGCAGATCGCGACGATCTGTATAAGGCCGGGGTCAATCCGGTCTGCGCATTCAAGGGTGAAGGTGTCATCCTTTACGGCGACAAGACCATGTTGGCAAAGCCGTCAGCATTTGATCGCATCAACGTGCGGCGACTGTTTATCGTTCTCGAAAAAGCCATCTCTCGTGCAGCTAGGTATTCGCTGTTCGAATTCAACGACGAGTTTACCCGCGCCCAATTCGTTTCTCTGATCGAGCCGTTCCTGCGCGATGTTAAGGGTCGGCGCGGCATCTTCGATTTCCGCGTGGTGTGCGATACGACCAACAACACTCCTGAAGTCATTGATCGTAACGAATTCATCGGTGACATTTATATTAAACCTGCTCGTTCAATCAACTTTATTACCCTGAACTTTGTCGCGGTTCGTACCGGTGTTGCGTTTGAGGAAATTGTGGGTCGTTTCTAAGCCGATTGATAAATAAAAAATAACAAGGAGAACGAATAAATGTTCAACGTACAAGAGTTCAGGGCACAGATGGTTTATGATGGTGCACGACCAAATTTGTTTCGTGCCACTCTGACCTTCCCGGCTCTGGCTATCAACAGTACACAAGGCACTGGGTTCGCCACCGGTCAGTCGGCTAGTCAGAAATACACCTTCATGTGTCGCGCTGCACAATTGCCCGGTGATACGGTCAACCAGATTCCTGTGAATTATTTTGGACGTGAACTGAAGTTTGCCGGTAATCGTACCTTCCCTGAGTGGACAGTCACCGTCATCAACGATGAAGATTTTATTATCCGTAATGCATTTGAAAAGTGGATGAGCGGTATCAATTCACATGTGGCTAACCTACGTGACCCATCCTTCATTTCAGGCGCAGCCGGTTATCAGCAAGATGGTCGCGTTATCCAGTACGGCAAGGTTGGCGACATCATCAAGTCCTACAATCTTATTGGTATGTTCCCGATTGACGTTTCCCCCATCGAGCTTGATTGGGGTGCAAACGATACCATCGAGGAATATGCCGTCACCTTCAGCTACCAGTGGTGGGAATCGGACACGAGTGATGCCCTGACGCGAATCCTGACCGACGAACAGTAAAAATAATTTGCGAGGGAGAACCCTCTTCCTCGCTCTAATATTGGAGTCGGATTTAAGATGGCACTCGCATTACTGGGGTTTCAACTCGGTACCAAGGAACAACCCGAAGACAGCAAGAAGAGTAAACAGTTCACTCTTCCACAGAATGATGACGGCGCAGTCGTTATACAGGCTGGCGCTTATTATGGGACCTACGTTGACCTCGACGGTGTGGTCCGCAATGAAATCGAACTGGTCACTCGCTATCGTGAAATGTCGCTACAACCTGAATTGGAAACTGCGGTAGACGATATCGTCAACGAAGCCATTGTCACCGACAATTCCGGTCAGTCGATCCAACTCATCACCGACAATCTCACCAAAGTTCCCGAATCGATTAAAAAGAAAATTCGCGATGAGTTTGATTACATGCTCAAGATGCTCGACTTTGGTAACAGGGGTCATGAGATTTTTCGCACATGGTACGTCGATGGTCGGCTCAATTATCATGTGGTGATTGACGAAAGCAATCCTGCCGCTGGCATTCAAGAACTACGTTTTATCGATCCGCGCCGCATTCGCAAAATTCGTGAAATCCAGAAGGGTAAAGACCCGAAAAGCGGCATCGAAATTATCACCAAGCAAACAGAATACTATCTCTACAATGAACGCGGCGTGATCGGCACCCACTCAAATCTTGGTGCCCGTATCGCTATCGACTCGGTTGTCAATGTCAATTCTGGTCTGATGGATGCCAAGAAGGTGATGGTGTTGTCGTATCTGCACAAGGCCATCAAGCCGCTGAATAACCTGCGCATGATGGAAGATTCAACTGTCATCTATCGTATGTCTCGCGCCCCAGAGCGGCGGGTGTTCTATGTGGACGTGGGTAATATGTCTACGGTGAAAGCCGAGCAATATCTTAAAGATATCATGGTCAAGTATCGTAACAAACTTGTTTATGATTCTCATTCCGGGGAAATCAAGGATGACCGGAAACATTTATCGATGCTGGAAGATTTCTGGTTGCCGCGCCGGGAAGGCAGCAAGGGCACCGAGATTTCCACGCTACCGGGCGGCGTCAACCTTGGTGAACTGGAAGACGTGAAGTATTTCGAGCGCAAGCTTTACAAGGCACTTGGGGTGCCGATTTCCCGCACCGAGCCAAGCACCGGTTTCTCACTTGGTCGCTCGACTGAGATCACCCGCGACGAATTAAAATTTTCCAAGTTTGTCCAGCGGTTGCGCAACAAGTTTGCCACTCTGTTCGATGACTTGCTTCGTATTCAGTTGATTCTGAAGAAGGTCTGCACTGATGAAGAGTGGAGAGACTTTAAGGAAGAAATTTATTACGATTGGAAGAAGGATAACAACTTCAATGAACTCAAGGAAGCCGAGCTACTTACCAGTCGGTTGTCGTTATTGCAGTTGGTCGATCCGTATGTCGGACGATACTATTCCATCGAGTGGGTCAAGAAGAACGTTCTGCAACATGAGGATGAAGAGATCGAAGAAATTCAAAAGCAGATCGATCAGGAACTGGCTGAAAATCCGCCGCCTGCCACTGATGCTGAAGGCAACCCGCTGCCGCTTGGTCCAGATGGTCAGCCTATTGTACCAGTCCCAAATCCGAATGTTCCACCGCCAACTCCACTTCAACAACTTCAGTTGAACCAGCAACAACCGCCACAACAGCCGCCGCCGCAACAGAAGGGACAACCGCCACAACAACCACAACAGGCTGAAGGTGCGACTGAAGATGGTGCGATGAAAGATGTTGACGATCCGTTGATTGATAAAAAGAAACAACGTTTCTTGAACGACACCTTGGAAGTCGAACAGTTATGATCAAGGAAAGTCTTACTCAGGCAATCGAAAACGAACCCAGTTCGGAAGCAGCCACCGAGGCCAAGAAACTTGGTTTATCATATGGTGGCTTTGGCCGTTATATGGATCGGACTGGGGAAGTAAAATTTATTGTTGTTAATAAGAAGCTGGTGCCGTTCACGCCGCTGGGCGATGACGCACCAAAGAAGAAGCCAGCCGCGCCGAAGAAAAAAGCTGATGGGACGCCTGCACAACAACTCTCTCCCGAAGAGGAAGAGAAAAAAGAAATGCGCAAGTCGGAAGGTGCATTCCGGCGAATGGAAATCGAGGCGAACAAAGCCAAACGTGAACACAAGAAAGAAGCATTAGAAACTCACGCTAAACTCGTTCAGATGTATCGACCTGATTATTTCAATCCAGATGAACTGCATGCTCTACAAAGTTACGCGGCTTCTGATTTTGCGCATCTGAATCGTTACCTTTATAGGGGCTTCGATCCAACCACTGATGTCAATTCCGCTCAGACCCTTGTAGCTGAGGTGGAAACCTTGGACGGCGCATTCGAGAATGCCGGGGCACCGTTTGATTACACAATCTATACCGGTCTCAGCCCGCGTTATGATTATCGCAAAATGAAGAACAACACCGATTACACCTTTCGTGGCTATGTCTCAGGATCACTTGATACTCAGGTGGCATCAGAAGCTTTCACGTCTGGCGGACCATGGGTCGATCAACCCGACATGGTCGCCAACATGCTCGAAATCGACATCAAATCGGGACAAAAATCTATCTATCTGAGTGCTCTGAGTGATGATCCAAGCGACATGGAAACCATGTTGCCGCGTGGTACCAAGATTCGAATTGCATCAGGACCTAACATTATCGACGGGAACATGGTCAGTCAGTATGGCCCGCAAAAGATGGCCGTTTTCAAATGTGAAATCGTAGAAGAATAAATATAATAAAAGGAAACCCCTATGTCAGAACACAAAGGTTGGTTTGATGTCGAGAGATATGAACATGATATCCTTAAGAAAAAGGGTATGAAGACCCGCATTCATGACACAGAGGACGGACGATTTACGTACAAAGCCTACGGCACCGAAAAACAAATCAAGAAACACTTAGATAAACACATGGATAAAATGGACGAAACAGACATGTCTCATACACTCAATGGCATCAAAAATCTGTTCGACAAGAATCTCGATCAGATGAAAGAAAACTTCAATACTGCTCTTTCACTCCACGCACTGGAGAAGCTGAATGAGATGAAGAAGGGAATGGCTAAGACGCTGTTTGCTGGAAAGAAGTAAGATGGAGGGTCAGCGATATCCTATGACTTATATCAAAGGTCATAAGGACGATGAGGGAAAAACCTATTTTGAGAAGCTGCACACCTATATCGATTTTCCAAAAGAATCAAAGACTCCTGAACGGACCAGTTATCTGGTCAAGTCTAGCGCGAAACACAAAGGTCTTATTAAACAGGGTTATAGTGTTCACGAATATGGCAAACATGATGAAAAAACCACTCATTATACGATGCCAGTCAAAATTAGAAAATTGGATGAAGCTGAAGATTTTCTGACCAAGTTTGATCCGCGAGAAAAAGCTGCGTATCCGAGTGATAAACAAATTCCGAATGTTCTTCTTCTCAAGAGAAAAGCTATTCGGGTTTTTCCAGATCACCAGAAGGTGGCTCTGTATTACGCTCAAGCAATCGACAAATATCTTACTGTGCCGTTTGGTATTAGTGGAGAAACAGGGATTCCGACTATGTTCCGAGAAGACTCAATCAACGAAGTATCAAAGCGATTTCTACAAGCCTATGCGCGTAAAGCCTCGAAAGATAAAAAGAAGGATCGTTCGAAGGGTGTGAAGCTTGCCAAGGATCGTCTTGATCGCGGTGAATTCTCGGAAGAGGTCTCTGCTCAATATAAAAAACATTCACCCAGTGCATCATCCAGCGCATCATCTAACGTTTCATCTAATATGGTTGGTGCCGGTGTTTATAAGAAAAATCATAAACCTGTCGTTACGCAAAAACCAACCGAGACTGTTCCCACCGTTAAAAAGAAAAAGGAAAGCCACGATTATTTTGCTGGTGGTGGTTTCTATGGAATAGGACACGCTATCGGTTTGAGTATTGGTAAACCCATTGGTTGGGGAATCGGCAAGATCAAAGATAAATTTGCTGCCAAGTCGCCGGTACCAGATGGAACCACACCACCAGAAACTGGAGAACCTGTAGCTGCGACTGGCACCGCACCAAAGAGTTTCAGTCGAACTGGTTATAAACAAAAGCCAGCCCTAAGAACTATACCCAAACCGATTACAACAAAACACAATCCAAGTCCGCCAGCTTCCGCTCCGTTGCCAGCCGGTAAGGAAAAGGCCGAAGCGCCACCCGAGCCTGAGAAGAAAGTTGTTACCAAATTTGTGAAAAAGAAACCGGTTGCCGGTACAGGCGAACAACCCGACACATCCAATTTGAGTTTCCCGGGTCACGATAAACCAAGCGTTTCCTTGGCTCGCAAACGATATAATTTTGATCCAAAGGCTCCAGGCACTGGCGAACAACCCAAGGTCAAAAACGTAATCAAGCGTAAAAAGAAACTCGTCGCGGAAGCAGACGACGAAGACGAACAACAAGCAGTACAAAGTGCTGCCGAGGCTGCCGCTAAAAGACAGAAACGATCATTTGGTACAAACCGCAAAGAAAATATCACCAATCGTTCTGATGAAGATAAAGAAAAAACACAAGCCAATATAGCGAAGGCAGGAGAGATTGCATCTTACGCCGCTGGTGGAGTGGGAATTGCCAGAGGAATTGCTGTTAAAGCTGGTACCGCTATTGCCGCAAAAACCGCTGCCAAATCCGCTGCAAAAGCCGCCCCCAGTACCGCTGCAAAAACCGCTGTAAAAACTGGAGAAACCGCTGCGGTAAAAACTGGAGAAGCTGCCGCTGAGACTGGTGCGAAGACCGCACCAAAGAGTTTCAGTCGAACAGGTTATCGACAAAAACCAGCCGCCCCAGGAGCCGCATCTAAGGCTAAGGGAAGATGGGGGGGATGGGGAAGAAAAGCGGCGGGAGCGATAGGAAGTGCAGCGGCGGGTGCCGCTGGTGGCATTGCGACGGGTGCTGGTGGTGATAGTAAGACTGGGGCTGTTCAACCACATGAATATAGTTTTACAGCCAAACCCACAACTAGCAGGGCGACACCAGTAACCACTCAAGGCAATTTTGCCAGTCCTGCCCAAAATCTTTTATATCAAAAGGCTTTTTTGAAAGAGAAGAAATCTACTAAATAAATAAAAAGGTATAACATATGCCCCTTGCAGAACATCGAATAATCGACAGCAACAAGCGAACCTTGGTGAAGTATGTTTTCACCGCCATTGATGGCACACAGAGTGCCAACACAGTGCTCGTGGATACATCGACCTTGGCATATGCCTTGAGTAACACTGGCAATGTCATGGTCGCGAATACCAATCCTCGTCCTCTCTATCGTTCTTCCATCAAGAGAATTTTTGGTACCGCCAGAACAGCAGGCAGCGTCACTCTTAGTTGGCATGGTGGCAGCAACTCAGCGATTATTTCTTTTGGAACAGGTAATTTTGACTTGAATTTCAATTCCATGGGGGACGGTGCGGTTTTAACAAACCCTGAAGCTAATGCTTCAGGTGATATCCTTGTTAGTTCCACTGGTTTAGCACTTGGCGACTGTTACACGCTTCTTATCGATCTCCGCAAAGATACTCGCGACTATGATCAAGGCCAAAGTGGATCACCTATTGATTATAACAAGCCAGGAATACCATAATGTCTAATAAAGAAATCATCGAAACAATTAAATCGAGAAACCTGATCAAGGCAAATGAATTGATCAGAGAGAGAATTGATAATATTGCCGAGCAACATATCAATGAAAAGAAAAAAGAACTAGCCGCCAAGTGGTTTGGCGAAGCTAAGACACACCCTGAATGGAAGGGTAATCCCCCCGAGGTAGTAGCAAAGTTTGCAAAAGAAAAAGCAGAAACAAAGCAATTTGCAAGTGGCAAACGCGAGATCACCAAGTTACAGAAACAAGGTAAATAAGGGCCGGGGATATGCGAGTTGTCAAAAAAATACAAGAAGCTGCACAGAAAGCAGCCGGGTGGTCGGAAAAAAGAAATAAAGACGGCACACGCACTGTCGGCAATGTCACCTTTAATGTGTTTGGTAAAGGCAATAAAACCCCTGAACAAAAACAAGCAATGAAGCAATCATGGAAGCGGCACTGGAAGAAAAATCCACATGCAGCCGAATTGTATTCAATTGATGAAGCTTCAAAAGATAAGCTTCTCAACTATATTGGCAAGGCAGTTCAGAGCTACGGTCATGCTCGTGAGGGCCAACATTTTGTAAGAAAGCCCGGTGATTTTGCGAAAGCAGCTAAGCAGGGGGTCAAGCGTTTCGTTGGTATCAGTCAAGCCGCAAACAAAGTGGCCGGTAAAAATACTCGCGTTAAAGCCACCAACGAAGCATTTGCTAAATGTCCACCAACCACTACAGGTGCTCAAGGTAGTGATTATGGCACACCGAAAAAGAAGGCGGGTGTCGATTTTAAGAAAGCACCAAAAGTAACTAAAGGTGCTCAAGGTAGCGATTATGGCACCCCGAGGAAAATGACCAACGAAGAGCTTGATATAGCTGTTCGCAGTTTCTACGCAAAACATTATGCGAAAAACTATAACAGATTTCTTCGCAAGAATCCGCCCGGTCAAACAATTAAAAAAGCCGTACATTCTGCCTATGTCCATGTCGGAAACAAATATGGTTCTGAAGTTGAGAAGCAATTGAGACAGTTTCATGCAGGTAACGAATTGAAAGAAACTGTCATCAATGAGATTTCTCATAAGCTAAAGAAATCTTATTTTGATAAAGCCCAGAAAAGTAACACGGCGGTAGGATATGGTTTTCCGTTAAAGAAATATGGTGATAATCCAGAATATAAAAAGGCCGATAAACGTTCAAGAATTATGGATAAAGTGCGAACCAGTATTAAAGATAACACTCCCCTAGAACACGAGCCGAAGGTTCATGATCTGCGCGACATGTCGCACGGTGAAGTTTACGATCATACCCAGACACACGACAGTGTCAGAGACGGAGATGTTTTGCACGTCAAGGGTGGTGCAGCCGTCATGATGCAGGCATGGCCGGTCATGATTCATGGTGAGACCGATGGCAAAAGCTTACACAATTTGAAATCAGGACATTCGTTGCCGCCTAGATATGCTGACAGTGTAAAAAAGGCCAATGCTTTAAAAGAAGAAATTGTCAATGAAATATCAATTGAGAAGACTAAGGATTATTACAGTGCGGCGTCGAAAGACTTTATAAAAATGGGGCATGCTGTGAATAAACAGAGTCCCTATTCTCTTGTTCATCGTGTCACCAAGGATTTTTCCAGAAAATATAAAAATCGTATGAAGGGGATTGAGAAAACCCACGATGTCATAATGAAGGCTCACGCCGACAAAAAGAAAAATCAAATCACCGAAATGTCGGACGGAAAGATTCGTCAGTATATCGGCAAGGCGCTTGGCGACACAAAAAGAAAACGTACCAAAAGTATAAACCTCGCAGCCGACAAGATCGAGAAGAAGGCCAAGGTCCCGGCTACGCTGGAAGAGAATCGCAACAAGCCAATCCCTGATCATCCCTATCATTCTAAAAGCGATGCTGAATTAAAATATATTCAAAAAGATGCACATGAAGCAGCAAAGAATATGAAGGGGCATGACGACAAAGCCGAAGCAAAATATCTGGATCAAGTGAATGATGCATCGACTGTTTTGTATTATCGCAAGAAACATAACAAGGGTAAGGATGAACCCAAGAAGCTCGATGAGGCTCTGAGACTGATCAAGTCCTACGAGCACGAGGGTCATGTCGCCAAAGTTTATAAGGACAATGAGTGGAACGAGCACCGGGTAAAATATTATCCGAAGGGCGGCAAACACAAAGAGTCTGAAGATTATCATACTGATGATGCGGAAGACGCACATTCCACCGCACAACATGAACTGCAACGGCTATCAGGAAAAA